CTCGCCTCGAGTCGTTCATTCAACTTGCACGCCGTTAAGGACAATGTCAATCTGAAGATTATAGGTTACCACCTATAATCCATTCGATGATCATCATCGCTAAATACACCATAAGCATACTAAATGCCCAGGTGTAGGTATCGTGATTAGGTTCTGTGGCTATTTCTGGTGAACCCAAGAAATAACCAACAAGATTAATAAACACGAAACCCAGCAAGGAGGGTCCCGTATAAGAAGGGAACCCCTTGAATGCAGCCGGAAAGAATTCCGGTTGTTTCATTGAAACGACTTGATCTGCTATTGGGGCTAGTTCAGGTTTCATTATTGAAGCCTGTCTTAACCCTAATAATGCGGCACAGTAGGCCTGATGTAATCTAAATAACTTAGAGAAACCAGGTCTTCTGTTTTGGTTACCGTCTTCATTTCTATTAAAAATATCACTAACTGAAAACTTAGTACTTTCTTGTTCTAAGTTTAAGACTTGTGAAAATAATTCTAATAGTTGTTGTGAGTCCGGAGGACCCACTGAAGACTGAAAAGTTAATGTCTGGATTTGTCTTAACTGTGATAAACAATCTCCCATATGTTTTAGGGATTTCATCATCATAGTAAGACCAAATTCATGAGCCAAGCTTCTTAATTCAGAACTGAACGTCTCAGGAAGACCTAACATCTTTTCCGAATCTAAAATAGTTTCGGAAGGTATTAGGTCAGGTCTGAGAGTCGGAAGTTGATTAAAGCTCATAAAGCTTTTTTCAATTAACTGACTTAAGTAACCATCAAAGAAGTTATAGAAGTTCAAACAGAATTGTTCGGAACTAAAATAACGTCTCAAATGGTGGAATGTTGATATAATATCAACACTCCCTTTGCTCAACCAGACTCCAAGAGCTAAGTATCTAACTTTGATATTTAACTTATGGATAGGTTTATTTAAAGAACCTTTAACTTTATAACCAAATCCTGCAACCGTCATAGCCATAGGCAATGTTAGTTTATATTTAGAAATATATTCTAACATACCGGGTAATGACTGTAAGGCTGAGGTTAATTCCTTTAAAGGGGTAGGAGAAACATTTTCTCCTTTAAAGAATGTTTGTTTTGCAAACTCTAATCCTACTCCGTTTGGAGACATGATAGATTTTGCTAAATTACATTCTACACCCATTCCGGATATGATCTTATGGTATCTTTTAGCCACTACGTGGTTATAGATAACTAGATCATCTCCTAACAAGGCATAATCCTTAAATAAGATTCTACCTTGTGTTAAAGGAATTGCCGCGAACTGCACGATTAAGTGATGAGTAATTGCTAGCATAGCCCAACTAGAAAGAGCACCCATAGGTTGACCAACAGAGTACTGAACGGACTTAATATCCTTCAGACCTCTATGATCAACCATATAGGCTCTCTTGATTAGAAGACTTTCCCAGGCCATAGCTTCATCATAAGACAAGTTAAATACTTCTCTTATTAATGGAGTCTGGATCCTGATAGGTAATCTATCTGTTGCGGCTGATAGATCCATAGAATACAGAGGTTTACCCTTTGGTATTCTTTGTAAAGGCCCTAATTGGTTGAAAGTTCCATCCATTCTTTTGTGTTTAGCTAAAAAGTTAAACAGAATCTTATGGAAAGGAGCTAATACTAATTGAGACCATGGATCTACCATAGCAAATACTCTCACTTTACCTGCTGCTTCCTGTTTGAATCCTAATTTTCCTGAAAACTGGGTTGGTTTATTTAACCCAGTAAGGTAGCCAGCCGTATCAACTGCTAGTTCCAGTAACCACTGGAATTGATTAAGTTCAGCTTCAGGTAGAGA